AACATTGGAAGAATTGGTGACCACGGTTTCCAATGCCAGGAAACTATTACTGACTGTTCCTAAATTTGTTTCCAATGTCTGGACGTCATTAGTAAGCCCTGACGCAGTCAGTTCCAATGCCTGGAAATCATCGAGCGGGGCGAAGAGGGTCAGGGCGTCAACCACATCATATTCCAGCGACTGATCGGAATAGACGACTTCCACATCCTGATAGCACAGTACGAGACGGTTGGTCTGCGATCCCGCGATCGTCTCTGAAATCACATAGCCCTTGTAGCTGCCGGGGGTGAGGTTTCCTTGGGCGGGGGTGGTTGCGAAGGAAACCACGCCGGCGGACTGCTGCACGGTGCCGGTGGAGGATAGATAGGTATTGGTGCGGTCGGTGCCGAGTCCGGTCACCTGCCAAACCACCGTCTCCCCGGTATTCGTTAGAACAATCGGACGGCTTCCACGCCGGGCGCGGTGGGTATAGTCGATGCTTTCCGCTGCGAACCATTGCAGATCCAGCGTCTCACTGCTGCCCAGACTCGCATCCCAGCTTTCGTTGAAGACACGATCGGCGGCGAAGCCGCCAGAGGTCAGAAGACAGAAGACAGAGGTTAGAAGACAGATAACTGATTTCATTTTATAATCCTTTGGATTTTTTAAGGTGGAACAGAATCTTTCCGGCGTGGCTTTCCCTGCGGCCGGCCAGTTCAAATTTGCGTTCATCATCCCAGTGCGCGGCGGCCGCTTTGGCCCGGACGTAGGGAACGAACATTTCCGGAAAGGCCACGACCTCCCAGTGGGTACCATCGTCAGCTTCCGGTTCGTTGCCTTCATTGGCGTCGACTAGGCTGCGGAAGGTGCGGCCGCTCGCGGGGCTGAAGCAGGTGCCATTCTTTGAATAAATCTCCGAGTAGTCCCACTCCGTGCGGGAGAAGACGGGGGGATAGGGGCGGATTCGTACCCAGACCGTGCCCGTGGTGTCGAACACGCGGTAGCCAGCGGGGGAATCCTCGTAGGGCAGCGGGGCAATTTTACCGATGGCATTGGCCTCGGTGGTGTAGATCCCCTCAATCGCATCGATGTCCGTCTTGCTGGCGGCGCTCCAGGGCAGCACGTTGTCGGCGTTGAGCGTACGTTCCTCAACCTTCTGCAGCTCCGGCCAGAAGGCACTCCGGACGGCAGCGGCCAGCGCGTCGTTCACATATTCCAACTGGGTGTTTCCCCCGGCGCTGCCCGGCGCGAAATTCGCCGGATCCTTTCCAATGCCTGGAAGAAATTTCTGCTCAAAAAATACTCTGAAATTCACGGTTCTCATGCCAAACCTCCGGTTTCAGGTTTCAAGTTTCCAATTTCAGAGAGGTTGGTTTCCTTAAAGCCGAGCCGCCCGGTCTGCGCGTTGTCGCGCTGCTGGGTTTGGAAGCCGACATATTCGAGCTGCTCCTGAATGATGGCGGCGGCGGCGGGGGTGATCGGCGGGAAGGCCTCGGGGTTTTGCTGGCGCAGCTGAAGCTCCTGCTCCAGCGCCTGCAAGCGGATGGGGAAGTTCTGCGCGCGGTTGTCGTCGGGCCGCAGGGGGCGGATGCCGTTGAGCATGAGGGAGAGGTTCTTTTTCTCGTCCTCGCTTTCGGCGGCGTTGGCGGTTTCCTGACTGCGGACGGATTCGTCGGCCCAGTTTGGATCGATACTTTCGAGGATGCGCACGGCAATGGCGGAGCCATCGATGCGCTTGTTGTCGTCCATGGCGCGCAGGTATTTGAAGGCGACTTCGGCCTTCTTGGTGAGGTAGTCCATGTTGAGGTCGCGCACATCGAAGGTCAGCGAGATGTTGTAGCGGCCCTGCACTTTGGCGCGGTCGAACGGCTCGATGCTTTCCACGCTGCGCGCGGTGATTTCCGCGATCTGCTGGGGATCCATTTTCTCATGGATGAGCTGCAGGCACATCATGAACATTTCGGCCAGCCCGCCGAGGAAGTTGTCGACCCGGCTCTGGGAGAAGAGCAAAACAAACGCCTCGTTGGTATCCTCGAAGGGGATGCCGAAGTATTCGCCAATCTGCCGGCGCTTGCGCTGGTAGTGGTCTTTGTTGGAGGTGGGATATTTCGGGGGATCGATGTAGCCGAGGGAGTTGCCTTCCCGGGGGCCGACTTCCACCTCGCCGCAAGGGGTGAAGCGATAGGTACCGGCCGGCGCGCCGCTGGGAATTTTGCGGACGGGGTTGGTGGCAATCTGGGTGTGGTCCTCAAAGGAGTCGTCCAGCAGTTTGATGGAGTTCTGGATGGTGGAGAGCAGTTCGCTCACGCCGCGGCCATCGGCCAGCGCGGAGGTCAGGGCCTCGCGGCTGAAGTGGATGCAGGGGTATTTTCCGTGGGAGCGGTCGAAGAGGTGGCGGTCGGTGGCGGGGAGGTCCACAAAATAGGAGCAGGTCTGCCAGTAGATTCCGGCAATGCCGTCGTCGTTCACGGCGCGCGCCAAAACCGTTAAAATTTCATACAGCTCATCCGCGGCGGCATCGAGCGAGCCATCCACCGCTTCGGAGATGGCCAGGCTGTCGGCCGCCTCGTCGGAAAAGGCGGTTTTGCCGCGACCCACATCGAGCAGGGCCTTGACAAACTTCTGACTCCAGCCATGTTTTGCGGCATCCTCGCGCACTTGCGCGGCGGTCAGGAGGTTGCGGCGGATGATCCAGGGGCTGCGCTGCAGGTCCGTCACATAGCGGGGATAGAAGACATCCTCGAACTGGCGCAGAGCGGCAATGCGCGGCAGCGCGCTCTTGACGCGCGGCATGGGGAACTCCACCTCGCCTTTGGCATAGAGTCCCGTTACCATCTTGTTGATGCGCGCCGGCTTGAGCTGCTCGAAGCGCGCGGAGAGCACCTGCCGCAGCTCGATGGCGCGCTCGGGGTTGGTCACGAGGTCGATGAGGATGTCGCCCTCTTCTGGGCTGGGTTCCTCGGGCATGACCTCCACAATCTGGGCGATCAGCTCGTCCCAGGTGATGGTTTGCATGACGACTTCCTTTTCCTCTTCCCAGTCGCACCAGAGGACGGCGCCGGCGGGGCTGTCGCCATAGGTGTATTGCGCGAGGAGTTCCACCTGACGCGGAAAGTCGGTGCTCCACTGGTTCTTGACCAGCCATTTGATCAGGGTGGAGTTGTAGCCGCCGTTCTTGCCGTCGGTGCCCTCCATGCCCATGTCGCGAGGGGTGGCACGCAGCGCGGCGGTCTTGAGTTCGGCAACGATGTAGTTGATGACGCCATCGGAGGTGAAGGGGCGGGTGTCGGACGCGCCGTCGAAGGGCATGGCCGGGTGGTTGAGAACGGAGTCGCGCTTGCGGCCGTCGGGGCTCTGACCTTCCCAGCGGCAGAGGCGCTGATCGAGCGCGGTGGTGCGGGCGGTTTGCACCGCATCGGCAATGTCCGTGCGGTGGGCGTTGATGACGGCCTTAACGGCCAGAACGTGCGAAGCGGACGCCTTCTCGCGTCCGCCGTCTGCTTTTACAAAATCGAGGGTGGGGGTTTCGTCGTTCATATTAACCGCCTACACGTTTGCGCGCCCAGTCGAGGGTGCTTTGGGTGACGGTGCATCCGCCGGAGGTCGACACGCTGCGTTCGCCGCCGACGACAATCTCGGGGTGAACGCGCTTCACTTCGTCTACAAAATTGGGTTCGTTCCAGGCATTATCGACGCCGTGCTTGCGGCCATAGTCCAGACCGTTGGTGAACAGCTTGGGGTCGATCTGCATGTCGCGTTCGACGGAACTGCCGCACTTGCGGCCGACGTTGCGATGATCCTTCGCGCGGTGCTGCCGCTGGATCGCCGCCGTGGTTTCTTTGTCCGTGCTGATGGCCATGGGTTGGTTCCTGTTGGGAGGGGCGGCATGAATGCCGCCCTTACAAATTCCCCGCCCGGATCTGTAGTCCGGGCAGGGGTGGAGGTTACTGGATGAGGAAGTAGAATTTCGCGCTGCCGGAGATCATGGCCGACAGCGCCTGCGCGGAGTCCGGAGTGAACACAAAGTCCAGCGTATCGGCAGAGGTATAAACCTTCTTCCCGAGCGATAGGGAGGACGCGGCTTGCCCGTACTTCTTCCAAACCTCCGTGCCATCACTGGCCAGAACCATCGCGGCCAGGAATAGATCCGCATCCGTCCCGTCCCCCACGGTCACCGTACAAGCGGTCACATTGGTGGCGGCGGTGTCGAACGCGGTGTCGAGCACGGCCATGGTGAGGATGCACGCGGTTTTGGCCGGCACCGCAACCGTGAGGGTCTGCGCGGTGTTGGCCGTGGTTTCCGTCAGGTCGGTGGAGTCCATGGTGAGAACCCGATTGGCTCCCCCGGCGGCGGCGGATTCCGCCACACTCAGCGCGCGCCATTCAGCGGCCTCGGTGAATAGTGCTGCCATCAGCACCAAAGAAATGAGAATTGATTTCTTCATAATTTTCTTTCTGTTGGTTGAGAATCAGCCCCGCTTACCAGGCGGGGCTGTGCTGGGTTAGGTGGTCAGCGAACTTGGGCGGACCATGAGCTGACCTTTGGGAATCCCGTAGAGCAGCGTGGCGATGTAGCTGTACACCCCGGTATCACCGGATCCATCGTTGTTCAGATCCATGTGAGCGATCTTCTTCTGGAACGCAATCTTGTTGCGCGCCATGTCGAGGAAGTAACCCCCGGCACTGCTGATCACATCGGTGCGCGCGCCGGAAACATCCCGGAACAGGCGGTGATTGATGTGCGTGCGAACCAGTCCAACGGAGAACTTGAACACATCGATCATACTCACGAACTCGCCATCACGGCCGGACTGCGTGAACTGGCGCATCGGCATGTTGGTGGTGGTGGCGGCCGGATCGCGCGCTCCGAAGAGATCCATCTGCCGTTTGAGCAGCGGACCGACAAACCCGTCGAGCGTGACACTGTTTTCCACGTCGATCGATGCGGCGGCCAGCAGAGCCTCGAAGGCTTCTTCGGTCAGCGTATCGAGTGCGCCAGTATGGATGCAGTCCGAAGAAACACGGAACTCTTCCGCGATCGGGAAGGCGGCTGAGTGACCACTGTTGGCCAGCACCTTGCCGATTCCGCGGCAGCGGAACGGGGTTTCGCCGCTCTGCACACTGGCATCCTGCTCGGAGAGGAACAGCATTTCCAAGCCGTTCTTCAGGCGGTTGATGGCCGCGGCCTTCTCTTCGACCTTCTGCTGTGCGGATGCGATGCCCACAGTGTCGGTGACACCGGCGCGAGCCGTGACCTTCCAGATGGACTCGTTTTCTTCGGTGGCGTTACTGAGGCTGCCATAGCTGCGGCCTTTGGCACTGCCGGCAGGCTCGGTGTCGAGTTTGCCGCCGTAAGCGCCGCCATCGAGTTCGCGGGCGGCCCAGCTGTGGATGGACTGCGCGGGTTTCTTCGCTTCTTTCAAAAGCGCGAGGAACATGTGTTTCTGTTCCCCCAGGGTGTGGATGATGTTGTCCCAGCTGGGGACTTTGTTATCCATAGTGCCTTCGGTTAATGGGCCATTTCTCATACGTTGTACTCCTTAAAACATGGATGCGATGGCTTCGTCGGTGCCGCCTCGTTTGAGGAACTCCTTTTCATCGAAGCCATTAGTGGGGGGTGCGGTCGGCTGCGGGGCTGCAGCGGCGGGGAGGGCGGCGGACGGGGAGGGCGCGGCTTTCTTCACGGGCTTTTTCTTGAGCGCGGCTTTCGCCTTCGCCTGATCCGCTAGGGCTTTGAACCCGGCGGTCATCACCTCTGCCTGACGCGCTTGCGCGGCCGTGCGGATAGTGGTTGCCTGGGAGAGCAGTGCCTGATTCTCCTGGGAGCGGGAGGCTTTGTTGGCCAGCACCAGCAATTCTGTTTGGGTCCAGAGCTTGCCGTTGGTGTCCTCGTACCCGTTGGGGTCCTCGGACAGGTTTTCGAGCCAGTTGATCCGGTGTTCCACCTTTGCGGCTTCGGTCAGGGTTTGGGCATCGGCGGTTTCAATAAACCGGCTGTCAATGCCTTCGGCTGCCACCGCGCGAACGTTCGGGTCCGTCTCCTTCTGAAGCTGCTCAATGGTCTGCTGTGCTGTTGCCAGCTCGGCGGCGACCTTCGCAGTCTTCGTCTTCTCCTTGCCGATGCGGGATCGGAAGATTTTGTAGCCCTCGTCGGAAAACACCTCCTTGTGCTCTTCTTCCGCGGGATCAGCTTCCTCAACGGGGTTGCCGTCTGCGTCGAGCTCAACAACTTCAACGGGGTTGCCGTCTGCGTCGAGCTCAACAACTTCAACGGGGTTGCCGTCTGCATCGAGTTCAACAACTTCAACGGGGTTTCCGTCTGCATCGAGTTCAACGGGAACTATCTCTTCAGGTATCACTTCCACCGTTTCAGGTTTCAGGTTTCCCGCTTCAAGTTTTCCATCGAGTCCCTCGATCACCTCTTCGATCGTCCCTGTGTCAACATTTTCAACCGCGCTGCCGGGCTGGGGCTGTTCGATTCCTGGTTTGGCCATGATGTGCTCCCATCAAGTAGGGGTCAGTTCCAGTTACGGCCGGAAGAGTTTGCCGACGGGGCATCCCGCCCCACGGCTACTGGTAAAACGCAAAAAGCGCGAGGCGTAAACCCCGCGCTCCCGTAAACCGTTCTTAGAACGGTAAACAGGTTGTTTTTAGATGACTTATCCCCTCAAAAGCGGGGAACTCGTTAAGGGAGTGTTGGAAGAAAGTAGCGCAAGCGTCCCGCTTGCTTTCCAATGATTGGAAAGAATCCCTAGTTCCAGTCGCGGCGCACAGAATCGATCTGCCCGAACATCCAGGTGACAAACCGCGAGCGGCTCCAGCCATTGCGCCAGCGCGTGCCATCGACCCACACCGCAAAGCGATCCGTTCCTGCCGCCGGCTCATGCACCACCTGCAAATGGTGCAGGGTTCCGGTGCGCGGATTACAGGTCGCCAACTCCAGCACCAAGTGAACCTCTTGCGGCTCGCGCCACTCCAGCGCGGCGGCCAGCCGCTCATTGTGTTGCACCGCCTGACCCGCCCAACCCATTCGCCGGCCGCGCTCACGCGCCCGCTGAATCAGCTGTTGAGTGTCCATATTCCCCCGCCTTCCGACGGGAAAATACAATGTCGCATAACGCGCGGCAACTCAAAAACCGCACTCATTAACTAGTTG